TATAAATTCCTGTATCATTATTACCAACCCCAATCTCAATAGCTGCATTTGTTGCATTTGTTCTTGAGTAATAAGATAAACTATGACTATTTAAACTTGCGGATGTATTTGGATTAAAGAACGTATCAGCATAAGAAACTGATGGAGTCATTCCTGTTGAACTATGTGTCCAGCCTGTTGCAAATGTTAATCTAAATGCAGCATCTAAATCTCTTGGATCTTTAAGATTCCATTTGTGAGTCGCTGCTGTGCCTCCTACTATTGGATAAATTGCTTTGAACTTTGTCCAAATGTTATAACCTTTCAAGTCAACTACTAATTGATTAATAGCACTTTGTTGAGTAGGGTCAGTTATTGAAGCAGCTGTTATGAATGCTTGTGCATCGGGGTCAATAGGAGGCACAACACTACCCCTATAACGAGAACCTATAGCGTTTGATATGGATATCTGTATTGCCATAAATTACCAAAGCGCGATTATATCGTCAGCTGTTGAAGTAGTAAATACTCGTATTACTTGAATCGGAATAAACGTACCATCAGGAACATTAATCAACGAAACGTCATCACCATCAGCCGTTCTGATGTCTAACGTACCACCTGTACCTACATATAATACACATGGCCACTGCGCAGTGTTTGGCGCAGCAGTTGCATCACCAGGAAATGGGATGTTAGCAGTATCACTTGGCGTTACAGCAGCAGCTCTGCTGGTTTGTAATTTTAAATTAGGCATATCTTTTATTTTTTAGTACTCTTACCATTTGCTCCGTTTCGACCTCTATTAGTCGAAGGATTCTCTTTTACAAAGTTACCATTTTTTTTCTTACTCATGTCAGGACCTCCCTTACCATATAAGTCAGCATCTCTTCTTGCTTTTACATGGTCAGCTCTGTATTTCTTGCGCTCAGGAGTAGCGTTCAACTCACGTTGATATTCACGCCTCTTCTCAGCAGCTTTAGGATTATCTGCGTAATATTTTGATGTTTTACTTGCTCCCATTAGATTTATTTCTTTGCTCTTTTTTAAATTGTCTATAATTTCTCATAGCTTCTTTTTTTGCTTCTCCTTGCTTCCAAGCACCCATTCCCATTTTTTCTGCTCTTCTTTTTGTAGCAAATTTAACTACTTCTCCTCTTTTTTTAGCTTCAGCATAAGCCTCTTCTCTATTTGGTAAATCAAGCCAATCTTTTGGATCATGCGATTTAGTATTTTTATCTTTAGGGAATACTGATGGAAAAACCTCTTTGCCTTTATGAAACATTAAATGTGTCGATTGTTCACCTGGAGATAATTCAACATATTGACCTTCTTGCCTCATGTTTCTTATTTTTTTCTTTTTACCTCCAAAAAAATCTATATCATTATTCTTAAATGGTATTTTATCGTATTCCATAATTATCTGATATTCACGTTTCTTCTCAGCAGCTTTAGGATTCTCTGCGTAGTATTTTGATGTCTTACTCTTTCCCATCATAAGTAGTATATTTGTTTTCGCTTTTAACTTTTTTACCACCTACAAATAATTTCTGAGATTGATTATAAGATTTCCAATTTAAATCCTTATCTCTCCTAACTACCTCTTTACTTTTATAAACTCTTCTAGGTGATTCATCAGTCTTATATTCAATCTGTTTTAACTTTGTAACTCCCTTTCCAGTTATAGGATTATATCTTGTTATTTCTATATCTTTAGAACCTGGATATTTTTCAACAACTTTTTCTCTTCTAGGTAAGAATTTTTTTATTGCAGAATTCTTAAATGGTATTTTATCGTATTCCATAATTATCTATATTTAGCAGTTTTACTTTTTATCTTCTTGGGCTGTGGAACAACTGATCCTACACCACCACCCTCACGTTTTGCTCTTGTAGTTGCAGCGTACTCAGCAGGACTCAACGCAGCAATCGCCTTCTTAGGTAAATACCTCTCACCAGTCTCCTTGCTTGGCTTACCACTCTTCGTGCCCCACTCTTGCTTTGTCCATTTGGACAGGCTGTTGTCAGAGGACTTCTTGCCTGAATATTTACCACCAGCTTCTTTATACTTAGCAACAGCCAATTGTGCTTTGCGAGCTGACCACTGGCCTGCATCACCACCCTTTGTGCCTGACTTAACGCTAGACACAATGCGATTCCATAATACTGGGTTGGATTTTTTAGCTACCCCTTTTTCCATTTCTTACTTGGGCTTTTTGTTTCGCTAGGACTCCACTTAGCCTTGTCAGCCCAATATGCTGCCGACATCTTACCCTTAGCGATATTCTTGGCGTGACGGCTCTTAAAAGCCTCACGTTGACCTACCGTTTGATTGGTCTTTACTCCCTGCTGGCCGAAACGTATTGTCTTAATCCGATCACCTTCCTTGGCCACAACAATGTGACTCTTGGTCGGATGACTGGGAGTTCGCTTGGGCTTATTAAATCCCTCAACGCCTGCTCGCTCTAATCTTGGGTCTTTCATTTTTTGTTCTTACTATTAAGAACATTAAATTTTACCATTCCCTTTATGCCAGCTTTCTCATATTGTCTATTTAAATTTTTAGCTGCCTTTTCAAATTCCTTTTCTTTTCCTTTAATGACACCACTACTTTTAGGTCCTGTAGTTTTTTCTATCTGTTTTTGATAAAAATTAATACTGTCTTGAATTTTGGCAGGAATAAACATTTCTTTCTTGCTACCATTTTTAGGTTGTAATTTTACTTTTCTCATAACTTTTATTTTTTAGACATTTTCTTCAGAGCAGCCTTCATACCGTACTCCTTAATCATTTCTTTCTTAGACTCAGACTTCTCGTGCTTAGCCTTTGCAGATTTACTAGCATATTTCTCGCCAGTTTTCTTTTCTACGATCTTTTTCATAATTTTGTTTTTACAAATATAATAAAATGATTCCTAAAGTTAAAAAGAAAGTCACGCATAGACGTGAAAATAATAAAATTTATGGTCGTAAACAAGGTGAGTACGACTTCCTAAAGAATTGGGCTATAATCAGAAAATGGGCTATCATCACATACGGACTTAAATCAACAGCCGATTTAGAAATTCTAATGTTCTTGTACTCTGAAAAACTATTTACTAGAACTCAATTTGCAGAATACTCAAATTTCCTATCATGGGATAAAGATAGATTCAATAGACTATTAAGAGAAGATTGGATTTATATTTGGCGACATCGAAATCACCAAGAAGCACACTTATATGAAGTGTCGTACAAAGGAAAGAAAATGATTAACTCAATATATAAAAAATTGCTTGGACTAGAGCCTATTCCTGAGTCTACAAGGCGTAATAAAATATTCTTAAAGACAGCACCCTTCTCTCATAAGACCCTAGCCATAGCAATTAAAAATCATAACAAAGAACTTAAAGAACGCAAACAACGTCCTTCTCTTGGATTACAGTAAAGCGTTTTTCATCAATTAATACATCATGACCTGCTGCCTTGTCGAAATAGATTTCGTCAGTCTCTGATATTCCAGACACCAAACTACCTACCGACACAACAACAGCCTTATTGTACCTTAGCTCTCGCTTATCCTCCATTGTCATTATTAAGCCTGACTTATTCTCTGATTTATCGAGAATTCTCTCGACAATCAGAAACTTATTTAGAACCTTCATAGTCTCTTACATTTGTTATAATCGCGTTAGTACTCATAATAGTAGTAGCTACTGACACAGCATTCAATAAAGCGTTCTTCGTAACTTTTGTCGGGTCAATAATTCCCAACTTAACCATGTCGCCATACTGCTCACCCTTTACGTCATAACCATCACCCATAGGTCGGTTCATTAATATCTCGTCACAATTCTTACCAGCATTTGTGACAATCTGCTTGAATGGAGCTTGCAATGCCTCACGCATAATATTGTCAGCAACTGTGTTATATGCACACACGCTCATTGCACAATCCAACAACGCTACACCACCACCAGGCAATATACCATCCTCCAATGCAGCCTGTACAGCACACACAGCATCGTCAATCCTATCCTTCTTCTCCTTCTGCTCAATATCACTCAACGCACCTACATATATAACACCAACACCACCCGATAAATTGGCTATACGCTCATTTAAGAAGTTCTTCTCGTCATCATTAGTAGCAGCATCACGCATGTCCTTTAGTTCGTCAACCCTGTTGATGATCTCTTGCTCCCTCGACTCACTATGCATAAACACCGTCATGTTATTACTAACAATAACCTTTGTAGCTCTACCCAAACTATCTAAGTCTATCAATGACAAATCATCACCAGTGTCCTCAGAGAAATATACACCACCCAAAGCGACTGCAAGGTCTTCCAACAAATCTTTCTTCCGGTAACCAAATGACGGAGGTAATATCGAACAAGCCTTAATCTTACCACCTGCAACATTTGCATTCAACGTATTCAAAGCGTTCTGACCTAACTCGCCAATAATCAACAATGATTTACCCTGAGCAACAATAGGTACTAGAATACGCTCCAAATTCATGATGTTATTTATCTCATGGTCGCTTATCAAAATGTACGGATTGTCTAACACACACTCCTGCTTCTTGAAGTCATTGATAAATACCCTAGAAGCATAGCCCCTGTCAATCTTCATACCCTTTATTATCTCAACATACGTTGATGTCGTCTGACTATTCTCAACAGTTACCATGTCAACCTCACTAAAGGCATCAGCAATCATCTTACCAACCTCCTTGTCATTGTTAGCACTAATAGTCGCCACGTCAACTAACTTCTTACCCGATAACTTCTTTGAACGCCTATCTAGTTGTTTCACAACTTGATTGGCAATTAGGTTAATCTCCCTAATCACCTCAGTTACATTATCTGTCTCCGACAAATACTTGTCAGCAGCATCAATAATTGCCTCAGCTAACACGATTGATGTAGTAGTTCCATCACCTGCAACAGTTGCCGTTCGCTCTGCTGCTTGGCGCATCATCATAACAGCCAAATTCTCAGTCGGATCATACAAATTGATCGACTTAGCAACAGTAACACCGTCCTTTGTCACCGTCATACCACCAACATGGTTCTCTGATTCAATTAATACCGTACGCCCTCTCGCTCCTAACGTACTTTTGACAGCTCCTGCTATCGTTTTGATGCCCTTCTTGAGCTTTTTTTGGCCATCATCGCCAAAATGTACCTGTTTTACTATCATTTTATTAGATTTATATCACAAATATAGTGATATAAAACAAAAAACCCTCCAATCGGAGGGCTATTTTTATTTATTTTTTACTTTTCTGCCAAATGTCTTGTTGTTATTGACAGCGTTGCTTAGTTGACTCTTGAATTTAGCATCAGGGTCATACGTATCTTGCTTAGATCCTGAGAAACCTGCCATTACCTCTGGAGTCATTGTCTTTATCTTGCCAGTTCTATACAAAGTCTGACCCTCTACAACACCAGTCTCCTCTTGACCCAACTTACTTAAATACTTACTAGCCAAATTAGCTTGCTTAATCTGAGACTTAACGTCCTTCTTAGCAGCCCTTAAACCTGCTATTCTATCAGATTTTTCAGTAATACTAGGAGCAGCAGTCCCTCTTCTAACTGCCTTAATACCTTCCTTCAAGTCAGCCTTGTCAGCCTTAAGCTTGCCTATTACACCACGCTCCTCAGATGTTCCCTCAATGTCAAATTTTGACTTGCCTTCATATCCACTGAAATACGCCTTGGCCATATTGGCCTCTCTACCAGCCTTACCTTGAATCAATCTTGCCTTGCCTCGCTCCTTCACCAACCCAGGTGTAAGAGCATTATCTTTACCAATCGACTCAACTTTAGCCTTCATAAATCTACCCAAACTCTTAGCCTTACTAGTCGTACTTATGTCAGGCATACTGTACTTCGTTCTGTACCTTGTAGTCCCACTCGGCTCTTCCCAGTCAGGCTTCTCAGATGGTGTCGATTCCGACACAGCAAGCTTCTTAGTCCTCCCTTCAACCTTCATAGGTTTCTTTAATGGTAGCTTACTAATTGGTAACTTACTAACATCAATACTCTCCTCCTTCTCATATGCAGGTGATTTTACTGACTCAGGCTTTCCTAACCACTCATGAAACGAACCTAGTCCTCCAGAATATGATTTCCCAGTATCCATTTTTAAAGAACTACTAGACCCTTCCTTACCATAGTCCTTATTTACATAAACCTTGCTCGCTTTTAAACCACCACGCTCCTTAGCCAAACCACTTGCCTCTTGCTCTTTATTCCACGACTCAAGCTCACTAGGAGATAAATACCTGCCACCTCCTTGAAAGTGAGACTTTAAGTCTCTGTTTTTCGGTTGCTCAGAATAAGCCTTCATCGCTCTATTGTAGTTAGCTACGTCAGACTCATACTTCTGCTTAGCAACCTTGTTGCGCTCTTTTATCGCTTCGTTCTTTGAAACATCATCCCAGGTTGGCTTCTTTGGATCTTCACCATTCCTCTTAGTTCTCATTAATGCCATGTCAATGTAAATCTTAAAATTAATAAACTGATCTGTAACTCATTGAAATCATAATCCTCATCAGGCCCATAGTACTCAAATCCTATCACTAGACCTTGAGGTATGTCAATCAATATATGCATAATGCAAATATAAGTATTTTTTTATTGGTAGGTGTGTAGAATTTTTGGGTAATACCCCCATTTCACGAAAAATGTCGCGCGAGGAAAACGATTTGAAATTTGACCGGGGGTTTTGCTTTTTGGTTTTTTGGCTGAGATTTTTAGCTTTTTGCCTAGCAATCTACCTACCTAACTACCTACCATTCGCGCGCGCCTGCCTGCCTGCCTGCCGTTGACATCTGCCAATGAAACCAACAAACAATCTGCCGATCTGCTATACTCCTGGACGATGGACCGATCAACCTATCATGTAATATAATTTACATTATGTTAAATAGAAAGTCGAACAGTCATCCGTTTGATGTGCGTGACTGACTGATAATCAATATGTTATGCATCCAAATATGCATACAATATCGCGCGCTTGGCTTGTGGGGGTTACATCTCGATTCATTTCGCAATTTACAAACGAATTCAATACTAGATATATTAAATCATTCTAACTAATTCATTTACAATCATTTACGCAATTTAATCAGTCACGATACATGACCTAACTACGTGAAAATACGTAGATGTTTATAAGTGTAAATACGTATTTTGCTAATCTTTCAATAAAAAATTGTTGACAAATCAGATTATCGCCGTATCTTTGATATAAGCAAAAGAGCTAAAGACAATACTTCAGATGTACGATTGATGAGATTAGATTGCTGAGGTAGATTGAAACAATAAAGCTAAATAGATTGCCTTTCGAGGAGTAACAATTTAAATAGTGGTTTAAAGTAGATTAGTTTTTAGATTGCATATTAAAAGTTCTTTGATTCTCGGCAAGTGAAAAAGATTGCAAACAAAAGATAGGACGTAAAATAGTTGCTTATATGCTTGTTCTAGAGGTGGAAGACCTTGGTGCAATAGACCTAAATTTTCTCTATTGCTTCGATAATATACCATTTAAAATAAAACAATAATAACTTGTGGTGGTTTGATTCCATCTATATAAGCGTGATGCAAGTTAAACTATAATAACAGACATGATAATAGTTCTTAATGTCGAACTACCTAGGGAATTGAACTACCCGAAATGTTATGAAAACAAAATAGCTTCCGATTGAATGACAATTTTATTCGAGCGATACGAACGGAAGCACTAACCATTTAAAAACTAGAAATCATGAATCATTACAAAGTAAACGATAAAATATTTATTCATTATATGGATGCAATTGATTATTGCTATAGTAACAATATCAATATAGAATTAATAATAAAAACAAAAGAATATTAACCAATTAAAAAATAGAAATCATGAAGAAAGTATTTATAGTAATAGGAAGTCACGATGGTAATTTAGGAGTATTTACTAACGTTAAATTGGCTTATGAAAGAGCATTAGAATACTTTGATGGATGTGAATTAAAGCCAAATATGAGTTATGCACAAGTATGCAAAGCCACAAAAGGATGGGGATGTGCAATAGATGGAAAATACGACAATGGTAATATTGACTATAGTACATCCGTAACAATACAAGTACATTACTTAAATCAATAGGTTAACTGATGAGTCTTAGATAGACGAAAGCAATTAAATGAACGGATGTTCAGCCATGCGAATGGTTTGCTATTAACCAATTAAATTAATAACCATGAAAACAATGTTTTTAGTAATGATGATTGCTTTCGGAAGTACAGCAATCGCTACACCAATTATTAGCTTTAACAATGAAAGTTTAATGACTTCGCATGAAACGCTAGTAGCTTTTTTGTTCTACGGAAGTGGATTCATAGCAATGTTATCAAGTATTTTATTCTCAATTAAAAATTAATAGCCATGTCAACAAAAATTTTAAGAATCGAAGGTCGTTTCGAAATTTGGGGATTCTTTCTCAACGGAACATTAATCAAGACAAGAAAAGTAGTAATTCCATTTAACAATAGATGAGAGCAATAATTGAATTTTATACACCTTACCACAAAGATATAGTAGTGGTAAATAGAGATTTTAACGACATTAACCACATGAATAACTTCATTAATTATGTCTGCAAGAAATATCGATATACGTTAAACGAAATATACTATTAGCCATGAACACATTCATTTATTTACTACTGCTTTATTCAGTATACGCAACATTAAAAATAATAACACTAAAAAAATAGAAATCATGTTAACAATAATGATATTACCGAATTTTAAAGGCAAAAGAAATCAATTTTTAATAGCAACAATTATGACTATGTTGGTAGATAGCCTTTACATTATTCCAATGATTAACCACATAATAAAATAGGTTAACTGATGAAAATTAATTATCCGAAACGTGACTAATTGTCACGTATTAACCAAAATAAATTAGCCATGAAATTAGTATTCAGAATTGGTGATACATTGCAAGTAATAAGCAAGTCAACCACAAGTAACGACAAGATCGAAGCAGATAAGAAAAGAAAGATTGTCCAAACATATACATTCAGTAGAAAGCAATTCGAATTGATTGCCAATGGAACGAACGATGGAATGAAGACTTTCTTCAGTAACGCTGATACAAATTGTTTGGATTGTCCATTCAATGAATTCGGCAAATGTTATACGCACAAATTCAACCAATATGTTGGTTTTATCAGCATGTTGAAAAGTATTGCAAAAGACTATCCTACATTTGAAAATGTACCGGTATTCAAATACGACATGATTCTTCAAGCAAGAGAAATGTCAAAATCAACATTCGTTCGATTCGGAACGTATGGTGAACCATCCCTACATCCAATCAAGATGATCCAAGAAATGACAAATGTTGCAGACAATTGGACTGGTTACACACATCAATGGATGCGAAACGATTTAAGCGAATATTTTATGGCTTCAACACATGATATCGAAGGTGAAATTGTCGCAAGGTTGAAAGGCTATAGAAGTTACATTGCTACGGAGTCAAAATTGGATGGGATTGTTAATTGTCCAGCAAGCAAGGAAGCAGGCTTCAAATCAACATGTAGCAAATGTGGATTGTGTAGTGGTACACTAGGAACGAAATCAAATAAATCTATTTACATTTTAAATCATTAAGCCATGAACGTAAAACAGCAAGAGATAATTAACACATTGATAAATGAGTTAAATCGCATCGAGGATTCAAGGAATCAAAACAAAGGATTCAATCTAATCAACATTGATTCATTGAACGAAAAGACAAATGAGATTCAAAGATTCAAGGAAGAAGAGATTGCAAACAAGCAAGCTTGGGATGATATTGCTAATGAAGAAGCAATTAGATTAGTTAAATTATTCCAAGAAGATTTGCCAAATGCATGCGTGCAAAAATATGGTAAGGAAACTGGGCATTATGACTTGCCAGCCTTAATGATAAGAAGGAATAAGAATTCATCTAAACACTATGCAGATTGCGTAATTATAGAAGTTAAAGTTTTAACCGAACAAATTAGAGATTCATTTGGTAATACTTATTCAAAAGGTATTAGGTTAGCATATAAATTTGATTATAATAATAATGAATTCAATACCATTGAAGAAATAGTTAAGGATAAAAGATTTTTAGAATTAATTAGAATACGAGTACTATGAAAATTATCATCTCATCGAATTACGGATTCGATCACAATTGGACATTGTTAATCAAGAATAAATCATTCTATCTAGGGCAGGACGTTAAGTTCTGCCATAGAATACTAGGTATATCACCAAGAGAAATTGTTCAACAAATCGGAAGCGCGCATATACAGGACGAAAAAGTCAATAGAAAGCTAGCTCGATTTATTGTTAAACAGTTAGGTGGAACAAAAACAATTATTAACCTACAACCTTGGGAGCTATGTGCTGAATAATATGGAAGAGAAACTAAGACAACTAGCAAAATTAGAATTGGATGTGTATACTTATTATAAAAGATACAAGATCCATGATCCTCGAAATACAGACAAAGTTCTATATGTAGATACATCCAAGATGACAAAGAATGGTGACACATTTTATGAATACAAAGATGACATGTTAGAATTCTTAAATGAGCCAAAAAAAATTGGTTCATACACATTCGAACGAAATAATAACGATATAATTATAACACTATGAAAGTAAAAACATATTTACCACTATTTAGTGGATTCTACAATTCGCACTGGAGCGAGCCATGTTTCGATGGTGAGGAAGATATCTTCGACCTACCTAAAGACAAGGAGTTTTGGGAATTTGTTGATTGGAAGAGGTACTACAATCACATATCAAAAGAGATGTGTAACGAAGTTCAATATCTCCTATCTGACTTTGTATCGCACATTGAATTCGAAAGATTGGTAAGTCCTAAGTACTACAACTTTGCAGATGATACAATCTATTGCGAGATAACATTCAATAAGCGCAAGGTGATGCAATACATTAAAGATAACTACGATAAGTTCTCAGAATACATTAAACACACATACACATCTAGAGATGGATTCATTTCATATCATTCAAACGATCCAAAGGACTGGATGAAAAAATGGGATGAGCATAAGGTAGGAAGCATATTACAATTCATATGCGAGAACGAACGATTTGAAGAGCCATGGGATATCGCAGATTCTCATGTAAGTTTATTCTATAACGAAGAAATATATCAGTATGAAAGACCTGTTTGAAACACCTGAATTAATTCCTAAGGAAGTGATGAGTATACTCACTACATGTGAGGATAATACATACAAGGAATTAGATAGATTAATAAATGAATTACAAACCATTGGCTACACATTCGATTACGGATTGGATGCAGAGCCATTTAACTTAAGGAAATTATGAGAGATCAAATTTTAGCAACAAACGGAAAGTTCTTCTCGGTGTCCTTTGTAAAAAAGGACGGCACAAAAAGAAAGATGACAGCTCGACTAGGAGTAAAGAAAAACATCAAAGGAATCGGTATGAAATACGATCCCTCCGAACGCAATCTAATAGTAGTCTTTGACATCCATAAGAAAGCCTACCGGATGATTAACCTATCAACAATATTAACCTTTAAATTTAAGTAGCCATGACAAAAAGAAAAATAGCAATTAATCAAATTAAATTGCAACATACAATACAATCAATTGGAATCAATTTAGTAACCTGTGGTAATTGTGGAAGTATATTGCTACACGAAACAAAAAAAGAAACAATAGATTGCTTTTGTGGAATGAAGATGGACGCGAGCGATTGTCCTGACTATTGGTATACTGGATGTGAAAACAATGAAGAATTTAATTAAGTAATATTAAAACCAACCAACATGAAAGTAATGATAGACGGATTTGTATACAAGCTAGTAAGCAGTGACAAAGCAAAAGATATTTTCTCATTAGGATTATTTGATTTGTATGTAATAGATACGCAAAGTTTAATTGATTCTATCGATGAACTAAACGAAGCACTTGAGAATGGAAATGAAATAGGAATTCCAGTAGGTAATATTAACCAATAAACCAATTAACATGACAATAGCAGAAGCAAAACAAGTATTAAGAGAAGCAGGATATTTTGTAGACAACCTATGGCACATTCACGATGTGTATGTCGCTGCTGATGGAGCTATAAAAAGAGACCAAGCCATGCAAGTATTAAGCATGGCATTGACGAATGAAGTAACGACGGACCAGGTATGGCATTCGATCAAGATATCAATTGATATATTAAATGACAAGATAAAGTAAAGTGTTACTTTACATCAACATAGCTAACTATCAATCAATCAATTAATTAGAATATTTTTAGGTCAAAATAAATGGCAAAAATATGTTAAAAATGTTGGTTTGTGTTAACTGAATGTTAAATTTTAAAAGCTAAGTCATTGATTATCAGAGAGAATTGTGAGTGTAGTGTTAAGTGTTATTTTTTTTACCATACTAGCGTAGAATATTAAAATTCTGGAGCAGTCAAATTTCCCTATACTATACTTACTTATTTATTTTTTTTTATTATTTTTTTTTCTAAGTAGAAAAAGATAAGAAAGGAAAATCAACAAACTAATTGATAATCAGTGACTTTTGTTCAGCTTTTTTAAAACTTTTCAACACTATTGCACCATTTCCAACACTAATAGTTATATTTGTATACCTCTCACAGATAAAAATAAGGACATTAACAAATCCCCTTGTAATGAATATAGAAGTGAGAGGCTATTGATTTGCGAGGGGATTTTAAGTTTTATGAAAGAATGCAAAGTTTGCGATCAACTAACAGATCGTTATTATTCGAAGAGGCACTTGACTTGTATCTCTTGCATGAAAAAAGAAAAGACTCCGTCTCACTTGTTGCCTTTGATAAAAAGAGGTAGCTATGAGATAAGGAAGTTTATATTATCGAAACCAAGTAATCCTTTAGCGATTCATCCGTTACTGGGATGCCATCACAAGAAAATAAGGAGACACATTGAGAAGCAGTTCAAGATTGGTATGTCATGGGAGAGTCATGGTGCATGGTTCATTAGTCACATTCAGCCGTTGAGTTCGGCAAAAACTGAGAAGCAGGCTTATATGTTGTTAAGGTGGCAGAACATTCAGCCGTTGTGGGCTGAGGTATCGTTAAGAAGAAATGTTGATTGTGAGAAGATAAACGCTAAGATGTTATCTAAATATATACACGCAAAGAAAAATATAACTAATTCAAAATTAGAGGTATTAACTAGTGGTGAGTTAAAGTCTAAGTTAAGTGACTTTGTCTTTTCATCTGAGGATGAGATGTTTAAGTTTGCAGAGCAGTCTGGATATAAGAGAGTAGGTGATTTATGGACAATTAAAAAACTAGAGAAATGAAACAGACAGCATTTATAAAAGGTACAAATTATCAAATATGCGAAGATGGTACTTTATTAAATATACTAACAGGTAAATTAAAAAAGTGGTCAAAAGATTCAAATGGATATATGAGATGTACTATTTGGATTAATGGTAAATCAAAAACAATAAGTCAACATAGAATATTAGCTGAAAGTTTTATTGATAACCCTGAACATAAATTACAAGTAAACCATAAAAATGGTATAAAGAATGACAATAAATTAGATAACTTAGAGTGGGTTACTCAGTCTGAAAATACATTGCATTCATTTGCTAACGGGTTACAACAGGTTACAAAGCCAAATATGATGAGTGTTATTGATAAAGTATCAGGTACTTTATACGAAAGTATTTCAGAAGCATCAAGACAAACAGGATGGAGTGTAAGTCATCTAAGAAATATGTTGTTAAATAATAGAACTAATAAAACAAATTTAGAATTTTATGGAAACCAATAAATCAGTTACAGCAGTAGAGTGGATGGCAAATGAGTTACTTTATTTGGATAATGAATATGACATGAAACTTATTGATAAGAATGAATATCAAGCAAAAAGAAAACAAATAATTGACCAAGCCAAAGCAATGGAAAAGGAGCAGATAATTAGAGCTCATTTGATGGCAAGATGTTATGACACTCCGAATTCATATAATGAAGCTGAACAATACTATAACGAAACATATGATACGTATATTTGAGATATACTTCGGTTGGCTATTTGTCAACGGAAGGAAGCAGGAAGCATGGTATAAATATTTAAACGAGAAGTATGGAAATAGATTTGGTTGATGAGATATTGGATAGGTTGTTAGATCTGCCTACCGATGTACAAGATAGGTCTTTGCGTAACGCGAAGGTCATCATGGAGAATTGGGCTGAAATAAGCGAGTCATTAACAAGCAGAGCGATAGAGCGTGAGTTCTATGAGGTATGCGCAATACTTAGGGATATATGAAGGTAGGAGATAAAGTAATCGCGTTAAGTGACAACCCGGACGACACATGTCAGTTCAGGAGGAAGGGCAGTGTGTATATGGTGAATGCTATATCGTACTGTGTGATGTGTATGAAGACTTTAATTAACATAGGACAAAGATCTAACCATAAGGGTGTTATGTGTAAGTGTGGTATGTTGATGGACACGCAGGGTTTGATGTGGACACCTAAAGATGAGTTCGTCCTGCTTGATCAGAAGGATCAGGCATTGGCTGAAGCTGTCAAGCGTGAGGACTATGAATTTGCTGCTAAACTTAGAGACTTATGATAACAAAACGACAGTACGATAACGCTATGGCTATAGTCAAGCGTTACGATGAGGAGCAGGCGCAGATAAAGTTAAGCAAGTTGATGACAGCTACTATCACGAAGAACACTCGAATTAAAGACATGTACTATGCAGGCATAATAAGTCCGAGACTATATGGTGTTTTGTACAGACATTTTAATTATGACGTAAAGTTGGGAGACTTATCTGAGATTACTATCGATCGGTTCAATCGAATGAGAGGTGTTGGCACTCAGATGGTAATTGAATTTAAAAAATTAATTGATAAGATATGAGGAAGGTAGCTAAGTTTGTCGGTCAGTCGTACGTATCAGCAGGTAGGTATGGCTTTAGGTTTGTCAGTGCGCTTGACAAGCATTGGTCGCGAGAGATTGTTCGTGACTTACGTAAAATATTTAAACCAATTTATAAGAACTATGAATAGATATCACATTTGTTACCTGATAGGCAAGGACTTGTGTACAGGTATAACGTTAGAGGCATATGACTATGGGGATGCGTTAAAGAAGTTTAATAGTAATAATGAAATACTTTATATATGTTTAATGCGATAGTAATTATTTTAATGCCAACTATTTTCTTTTTGTTAATGTCAGCGAGCAGTATGCTTAACAATGATATACTTCGGGTTGGTGGGGTATACATTGGGTTCTTCGGGATGATGGCATCAGTAATTAATTTAATTGTAAATTTTATTTTATGGGTAGGTTAGCAGTTGTCATATTAGCACTAGGTGCTAACATGGCGTTTGGTCAACTATTGGGTGTTGACGGATTCAAGCAAAACAAGCATGGTTTGTATGAAATGTCGTTCAAGGATGTCCGGGAAGCCATCAAGAAGTACAACTATGTCACTGATATGAATGGTGCTGACACTAATGGTGTTGTGTTTGACGTTATGAAAAATCCAATTGACTTTGCGTTCTTTGGTAGAGACATCGAGAATCAAATCATCAGTGTTATTGTCACTGATGGCAATAGGTATAAGATAATGTTCGGTGAGTTTGATGGTCGTTATGATCAGGATTTCTTTACTGTTATCAGTGAAAATAACAAGCCGCTGGATTTAATATATCGGGTGAAATGAAAGCTTGGCATGACTTAGAAAGTAATCCATATGTCTCACTCTATCACACTAGAGTGAGCCTATGGTATCTTGACATGGGAGTTAAGATAGAGAAGTTTGACGAGGATGGCAGAATAGAAATCAAGAACACGATGACACCGAACGAGAAGTTTAGGGATGTTAATGACATTGAGCGTGAGGTATTTGAGAAGCAAGGATGGGAGGCAGGTTGTTTGAACGTTAACATAAATGTTCTTGAGGAGAAGATTGAGTGGCAGGAGCATTTGTTATCAAGTAATTGCCTAATTGGTCCTGAGACAATGCAGAAAAAAATAGAAAAAAATCGTGAAAAATTGTTGTATTATCAACAAAGATTAGTTAAGTTTGTAACCCCTTAAATTAAATTAAATGAATAATCAAACACACTGGCGCAATCTAATGGCCGACAACAAGTACCTGGGTGCTTGGGATTTAGAAGTGAATGGTAAGTACGAGCCAAAAGTCGTAACAATCGAGAGAGTATATCAAGATACTTTTGTTGGGGAGATGGGTAAGGAGCAGAAAGTTTTCATCAAGCTGAAAGAATTCAGCAAGCCTATGGTAACCAACCGAACGAACTTCAAGAGACTTGAGACGTTCTTCAACTCGTTCAACCCTGACGACTATGTAGGCAAGCAGATAGTCTTGGGAGCTGAGAAGGTTAAGTCACCACAAGGTATGGTTGAGGCGTTGCGATTCAGCACACGACCATTGCCAGTTGCCAAGACTGAGCTTAAAGTACTGACTGACAGTAGTTTAAAGGTTGCTATTGAGGCAGTAAAGACTAAGCAAACGTCATTAGACAAAATCAAGTCGCAGTACAAATTAACTGAGGATCAACTAAAACAACTTGAAGATGCTGAGGCTTAGGGCATCAACAGCCAGTCCGGTATTCTTGGGAGAGGACGGTCTAACGGCTAAGCAACACGAGCTCCTCGAAGAGTTGCTCGGTAAGATAAAACTGACGGAGAAGCAGGCAGAGAAGCGTGACGAGTTGATAGCCAAGCGCGATCAGCCTGTTGAACTGTCGGCAGGAGCAAAGACATTGATCGAGGACTGCATTGATAGGATAGTCTATCAGTATGAAGAGGACTTCTCTAATCCAAAGACTGAGAAGGGATGGGCTGTTGAAGATGATTCGATTGAGCTATATAATAGTTTACAATTCACTAGTTATAGTAAACTGAATGAAGGTGATAAGCACTATAGTCTTTCGTATGATATTCTTGGTGGTCATCCTGACATTGTTGA